TGAATCACAATAGTTGATTTGTGCTTGTGTTTGTAGTCCAAGCGAAACTAATAATACTACTAAATACTTTTTCATATTTTTTTCTTTTTATTTTAATTATAATATAACAACAAAGGCTGTGCGGTGGGATTCGAACCCACAGTTTTTCAAGTACTACTTAATTGGCTAAAAACTTAAAAAAAGCCATTATGTTCATGTACTCTTTATGAACATTGAGTCGGTGTTACCGCTTCAGTTACCTTCCGCAAAAGGGTGTTTTCCAAAATCTACCAGGCCTTTTGAGCTTTTCAATTATTCCACCACACACAGCATTGTTGTTATCCTATTGGTACATCATCATTTCCGATTTCGATATCATCGATACCAATACCATCAGTTTTATATGACATAACCATTGTTTCACAAATCTTTTTATATAAACTTTCTTTTCTTTCAGGATGAGAAAGTATCTTTTCTTCGAAGTCTTTAGATAAAAACTTGATGTCTTCACCTGTAACGTCGCAAGTATAAGTATACCATGACCCTCCTTGTTTCACTAAACTATAGTCTTTCATTACCTGCAGCCAAGATCCTGTGTCATCTATCCCTGATTCGAAAAAGATGTTGAATTCTGCTGTGCGTAATGGAGGACCCATTCTATTTTTTACAACAACGCATTTAGTCTTAATACCTATTACTTGTTCTTTACCTGCAATTTTAGCTTTGATCTGTCCTGCTGCCTTTAATCTCAATCTGCATGAAGCGTGGAACTGAATTGCCTTACCACCACTTGTCGTCCAAGGGTCGCCAAACATGACTCCTAGCTTTTGTCTTAATTGATTTGTAAAGAACAGAGCAACTCTTTCTCTACCTATTAGCTGAGTAATTTTCCTCATACCTTTTGATAGTACTATTGCCTTTGACGTTGCCCACCCTTCTTTGTCATAATCCTGAGCCTGTTCAACTTTAGTAGTTGCTGCCGCAACAGAATCTACTGCTATTGATACAAGTCTGTTTTTATCACTTTCTTTAACTTTAAGAATTATATTTTCAATTACCTCAAAAATATCTTCTACCGTTTCAAGTTGAATATAAAGCATCTTAGTCATATCCATACCTATTGCTGTTAAGAACTCTTCATTCATAGCATTTTCAGTATCGATGTATACAGCAAGACCTCCCATTTTCTGAGTGTTTGCAAGTAAGTGAGCCGCTAATAGTGATTTACCGGAGGCTTCCATTCCAGTAATTTCTGTAATTCTACCTACAGGTAAACCACCATTTGGCCTATTAGAAATAGCAAGGTCAAGAATCGATGAACCAGTGCTTATCCACTCAGTTAAATCAGTCGGTGTATCTTCTGCTCCATCTAAGAAGTATGCAACTTTCATACCTTTGAACTGTTTATTTAGAGAGTCAGCCAATACTGACGCCAATTCATCTCGTTTGTTTTTCTTTGCCTTTGCCATATTTTACTCGTTAAACAAATCGTCGAATGCAGTTTCAATACTTTCAGTTGACTTAACGCCTGTTGCTGTTGATGTTGCAACTGGAGCCTGTTCAGCTTCAAGATTTGAGTCTGGATCTAACCACTCACCTAGTACTGCTTTTAAGTTATCGTAAGAATTCTTTTTAAATATCTCATAGATATCTTTCTGACCATTTACAATTTTATCAGCTATATTTTTATCTTCAGTAGCTGCTGTTTGATTTGGCTTCACACGAATTGCTGTCTTAGGATAGTTTCCTACTCCTTCTGCCGGTGTAAATTCTACTGAAATATCTCTACCAGCTTGTACATCTGTAATGTCACCATAATCTGGATCTGCTATAAATCCTAATAGTTCAGTATATACTTGTTTACCAAATCCCCAAAGCTTAACACCTTCTGATTCTTTACCTCTTACTAATACTGGAGCATATACTCTCATCTTAGGTGTAAGTTTTTTAGCTAAGTTAAAATCATCTGATTTACCTGTAGCTCTTAGTTTTTGAGCGAACTCATCAACTGGGTCTGGATCTCCATATGTTACTGGTGATAAGTAATTTTTCTTACCTAAATCATAATGAAAATACATTTCAATGAATGGATTGTCTTTATTAAATTGATATGGTACGATTCTTACTTGGTTCTTACCTGGTTCTGGTTTCCATAGACTGTCTTGTCTACCTGTTTGTGTTTGTAAGTTATTTAACTTACGTCTGATTGCATCTAAATCTATTGCCATCTTTTTCTCCTTTTAATTATTATTTACTATTTTTGATTTCTTGCACTTCTTTTCTTAAGTCTTGTGCTTGACCTTTTACTTCTTGCATTGCTTTTCTAATTCTTGTTCCAGCTGACATATTTCCGTTGTTAAACTTGTCTACATCTGCTTTAAGAGTTTCTAAAGTTGCTGTCATGTTTTCAATTGATACCATGTTTTTCTCCTGTTTTAGTTATTATTATAGTTAATATAACAAAAATTTCTTAATCTATGAAACTTTTGTTAATGTTTGTTCGAATTTATTTATATATCCTTTTACTGCTAACTCCTTATGTTTTGCTTCTACTACAACATCGATGTCAAGTCCATAGTCATGTATTTTATCTACTATAAGATCTGAATGAGCTTGTACTCTTATCTTGCTTACATCATGGTGTAGCTTTTTTATTGTAGGAAAGTCTGACAAAGTGCTTTCCGTTATTTTATTTTTTGCCATTATGTCCTCTACTATTAAAGTATGCTCACGTCTACGTGATTCAGAATAATGAGTGCAAGGCTTTATATCGCCCCACGTAGATACAGCTAGCTTTAAAGCTTGCTCCTCAGTAAGGCCACCGGTGCAAAATTGGTGGTGGTGATAATCAAATACAATAGGAATACCTACGCGTTTGTATACACCTTCGTATAAATCTACTACAGAATACATTGAGGCCTTATCGTCGTTTTCTACTGTCAGTCTAGACTTTGCAGATTCGGATAGCTTTTCGAAGTTATTGCAGAATCTAACAAGTGCAGTTTCCTTGTTGCCGTAAGCGCCGCCTATATGTATATTTATTTTTGCCATTCTAGATCGCGGTAACCCCATAAGATCCATAATCTGGCCAGATTTGTTTAATTCATTCCATGCGCCATCTACAACCTTTTGTGTAGGTGAAGCTAAAACTGTAAACTGGCCTGGGTGAAACGATAAACGTTGACCATATTGCTGAGCAAGATCACCTACTTGCTTTAGTAATTTACAAAGCTTGTTATAGTCTGGAAGATCTTTGAATTCATATTCAGACATCCAAGGGTATATTTCACTAGACATACGAAATACTTTTATTCCATTGTCTTCATTCCACTGAATTATCTTGATAAGATCTTTAGTATTTGCGATACATAGTTCAGACACATAGTCTAAACCTTTTGCATCAAACGTGCGTCGTATCATAGATCTACCTGTATATATACCTTGATTTCGTAAGTGCATGTTAATACATGCGTATCCTAATTGCTTTGCCATATTCTTAATATAATAAATTTAATTGACATATAAAAATTATTTCCATAGTATTTGTATACAAACTAACGTTGTTGCCAATACAAGTGATATTGCTGTCTTCGTTGTTATACCTTCACCCATGAAACACCATGTCAGTATAACGAATGATATCATGCCTGTTCCAAAGCCTATAAATCTACCAGGCCACAACAGACCATCGAAATGACCTACAACGTGCTTAGTTGCAAATATAAACATATATGAAATTATGCTTCCCATACCTACTGATAAAATTATTGGATTTTTGTCGAACCACTTCCATAGAAACTGGCCGTTTGTTTGGAACCAGATTAGAGACTGGCCTGCAAAGAAAAGTACTATTGCTAGTGTCAATTGTTTCATTTGTTATTACGCTTTTGTTATTTGTTATTGTTTAATTATATATAAATATAACAAAACTTACCGAGATATGGAAATTTTTAGATGTTTTTTTTATAAAGTTATTAACAATTATCGTTTAACTTTAATGTGCACGACTTCTTTTATAGATGTATCTATTCTTCTAAGGCCGGACTCATTCGTAACTAATATACTGTTTTGGTAGTTTCCCCAATCTAATTGGAATGTTGTATCTAAAACTCCATTGTTAACTGTCTTAATACATTCGTTGAGTGCGTTAATAGTATATAGAGTGTTAGTTTGCTTTTTTCTATGTAGTGAAATTGTGTCTGGAAGTATTTCTACTTTCATTGATGAATCAATATTATATGTGCACATTAACTCCGATTGATTTTCTTCGTTATTTAATACAAATATTTTATTATATAATATATCATATGCCTGTATTATTCTATCGACAGTTTTTGTAAGTAGCTTTGTTTTTGTGAATGT